GCAGCCGGGCCGGTGGTGGCGGTGACGCCCGCGCTGACCGCAACGGACTGGCCGGTCAACTCCATGAGGGCGGTGCCGGTGGTCGCGATGCCATCGACCACGGTGGTGCCGGTCACGGTCACGGACTGGCCGGTCAGGTCCATCGAGGCGGTGCCAGTGATGGCAGTCGCGCCGGCGGCCACGCTGACCGGTTGGCCCGTCAGTTCCAGCGATGCCGGGGACGTGACGGCCGTCGCGCCCGCCGATGCCGTGACCGGCTGTCCGGCAAGTTCGAGCGATGCTGTGCCGGTGGTGGCGGTTTCGTTGCGCTGCCCGGTGGCGGTAACGGGTTGGCCGGTCAGTTCGAGGGTAGCCGGTGACGTGATGGCGGTTACGCCGGCCGATGCCGTCACGGATTGACCGGTGAGATCGAACGTGGCCGTGGTCGTGCTGACGGCAACCCCCGCCGATGCCGTCACGCTGTACGTGGTGAGGTCGAAGAGCGCGGTCGTGGTGACGGCGGTGGCATCGCCGGTCGATGTATCCCCGTAGAGTTCCTCGCCGTACAGGATTTCCCCGTAAGTAGACGCCATCGCTACCGCTCGATCTCATCCGGCTTCACGCGAAGCACCAGCTTCTTGATGATGACCGTGAGGTTGACGATGGGACGGCAGCAGCAGCCGCACACGGTCGCCGAGCCGTAGGTGGATTGCCCGTACTTGACCGTGCCGTACTTCGCCATCGGTGCCCCCTTAGTGCGATATCTGGAAAAGGAAGTACGGACACTTGTTGTCGAGTCCATGCGTAGCGCTGGTCAGGTCAGACGGAATCGCAGAGCCAATGCCGGTTTCTTCGATCTCGAATGACAGGCATGGGCCCTCGTATGGTTCCGTTGGGATAGGTCCGCTAAACCCGGTCGGACTGACCGCAAGAAACGGAAGGCTGATGTCCACGTTCGACGCAATCACAATGAAGTACCACCCAGCCGCAAGTTCATCGGTGGCGGCAACGCTCGTCTCGTAAAAGCTCGAACCGTTATTCGTGTCGGGAATCGTTGCGGTGCCTAAGTCGTCAATCTTGACACCCGCGCCCGCTGATACGCTCGGCATGTGAAGCGCGAACCTCACTGTAGCGTTGGACGCAGGCGCGTATGGGGTCTGAATACTGACCTTCGCAATTTTGCACGGCTCATAGAGCCGGATCGGGACGGCATACGCAATGTCACCCCCGACCACAACCTCGTTTTCATCTTCAGCATATGACCCGCCGATGGCACTCGCAGGGCTGTACCAGAGCGTTTCAGACATCGGGAACGTCGCGCCGCCGCCGCTGGGAAGCGCGTCAACGATGTCCGCGATCTCCTGTACCGCGCTCTGCAAGCCGTTGACATCGGCGGCCATGATGGTGTCAACGTTGTCAACCTTGGTCGTAAAGCCATACGTCGGGAATGACATAGCTACCCCTCACAGACTACGGATGAAGGTCGAACGCGAACACGCCGAGGGCGTTGATCGTCGCTGCCAATGCCCCGGCGCTCGGAGATATGTCGCCGTCAAGCGTGCAAGACATGACCAGGAAATTGGCCGCCGAACTCGCGGGCGTCTTGTCCACGATGTGCAGGTTGCGGATACCAGTCGCCGTGACGGTCGCCACGTTCACGTCGCCGAGGTCGAACGTGATCACGCCGCCCGATAGCGTGATGGTCGCTCCGGTCAACGCCACGCCCGCGCTGGACAGGTTCGTGCCGCTGACGATGTTGGTCAGATCGGCCTCGAAGTCATGGGTCGCCAGATTCGGCGTGTAGCTTGAACTGGTGAACATCATGTACAGGTTGGCGTTGCTGTGCAGGTTAGGGCCGGTGCCCTTGAAGAACTTCTCGAAGGTGAGGTCGTGCGCCTCCCATTGGCCGGTCGCCATGATTCATTCGCCTTTCTGTCTATCGCGATCCGGGCCAGTCGCCCGCGATCAATCCCAATTACTTAGGACAGGTAAGATTGCCATGCTGCCGTTCGGGTGCTCTGCGTAGATATGGCGTTGTGCTTGTGCGAGTGGAACCACCAAACCATTCCGGCCAGCACAGGTAAGGCCATCAGAACCAGGGTCCGTATCATGGAGGGGATTGTCAGCAATCTCGACTTGGGTTACCCCACGTTTGGCGTACCCTTCCACTGAAGCATTTGAATAAGCGACCATGCTTTCAGTACGCGCGATCGTTCGCGATCGCCCTGAATAAACTTCCTCATAGAGTCCTTCCAGCCGTGCCGACAGATCGTCGATGCTGGTGCCCTCGGCCAGTGCTTCGTTCACCACCCGCTGAATGTCGGCTTTGGTGGTTTCGGTGATCCCGACCACCCGCGATCCGATCTCGTCGCGCACGGTATCGACCCACTGGTTCGCCAGGTCGAACGGGTCCACGGCGGTCATGCCGTCGTCCATTGGCAGCAGGGTGACGACATCGCCCATCGCCTGTTCCCCGACCTGCCCCCACAGTTCACCGATCAGCCGGTCGAGGTCATCGAGTTCAAAGTCCCAGTCGATGTCGTCAACCTTCAACGCTTCACGGGTCAACAGCAACGGACCATGTGACCGCTGCCCAATCAGCGCATCGAGTACGCGTACCTTCTGGCGCTGGAAGTAGCGATCGATCTCGGGTGCCCATCGCCGCTCTCCCCGTTCGTAGACGTGCAGGGATCGCCGCTGCAGGGCGTCCCGGCGTTCAATGGGCAATCGGCCACGATGCTCGGTTCCAGCGGTCAGGGCGCGTTCTGTGGCCGCTGGGATGGCTCGTGGCGGAACGCTCTGGCCGACCGGCACTTCGATCACGCTGAACGGCATCAGGTACACGTCGTCCGCTGGCTCGACGGGCAGTCCGACCGATCGCCGGTAATCGGCGCGGCTGATCGCCCCAGCCTTCAACGCCTCGAGATCGTGGGTGCGTTTGGTCTGCTGATCTTCCTGCAGCGCGTCAATCCCGCTGATGTCGAACTCCATGTGCGTGTCGCCACGGCTATCGAGTTCAGGCAGCAAGGATCGGGTGAGCACGTCGTCAATGCGTGCCCACAGTTTCTGCACGGTGTCCTGGTAGAACGAGGTCCGTGCTTCGCCGTAGTTGCTGAACGTGTTGCGTTCCTGCGCGAACCGCTGCCCCACCATCGAGCCGGGAATCCCGAACGCTTGCAGAATCGCGATCTCGGACACGTCGCGCAGATCGATGTAGGCGAGTTCGTTGTAATCGAACGACAGGCGTTGAATGCCGGTGATCGAATCAAGGATCAGGGGATCGGTACTGTTGATCGCCTCGTTCCACCGTTGTTTCAGCACATCGGCGTCATCCTGGTTGACATCGGCTTCCGGGTTCAGCAGCAGCCCGTAGACCGGCAGAGCGCCGTGATCGAAGAACGCTTTGAGGTAATCCTGCATGGTGTTCAGCAGGGACCATTCCCGCATGGCCACCTCGAGCGGGCCGATGCCGCGGGGGTCGCCGTCTCCGAGTTCCGCGAACGACACAACGATGATGTCGTCCGCCTCGATCAGCACGGGGTCGTTGCCGGGAATGCGGTACTCCCAGTCGTGGGCGTCGTTGTTGCGTGGGATCGGCTTCAACCACTCCGACCGCAACGGCCAGAGTTGTATCGGGCGTCCCGCGCTGGTGCGCTCGATCTCCATGGCCCCGAACCCATAGATGCACATGCGCACCATCAGGTTGTACATGAGCTTCGATTCGCCCATGAGCGGGTTCGGGCGGGTGAGCAGTTGGCGTAACGGGTGATCGGGGAGTGTTTCCTGCTGCCCGTCCCGATCGCGGTAGACACGCACCGGCGCTTCACCGACGGCCGAGGCCAGCAGATTGACGCACCGGAAGATCAGGGTCAGTTTCTGGTACGCCTGCTGGTTGAAGTTCTCCGGCGTCATGCGGGGCCATTGCGGTCGTCCCACGGTGTGACTGACGTGCAGGGCGGCGTTCGCCTCACGCAGTTCAAGCGGGTGCATTGATGCACGGGCCATGGTCGCCGGTTCCGGGCGCTTGGGGTGCGTGTTGAATGTCAGGAAGTCCCACAGGCCCATCAGAGAATCCTTACCTTTTTGGGCGTCCGATAGAGCCATGAAGCCAGATACCTTAAGGCGTCGGCGTAATGGAAGCTGGCCTTGTCCTCGATCGCTTCGGTCGGGTCGCCGTTGGTGTCGAGCACCCGGCTGTAGGTGTTGATCTGATCGATCAGCCCGGCACAGGACCGGAACACGAACAGTTCGTTCCGTTGAATCGCGCCGTACACGCGATTGATCCCGACCTCCACTTCCTTCACGTCCGGTTCACTGATCGGATATCCGGCGTACCTGAACTCTTGCCGCCATTGGCCTTCACTGTGGGAGCCACCGACCACCTTGAGCGGCCGGCCGTGCTTGCCTTCCCATGCGATCGCGTGCTGTTTTGCCGTGCGACCACCGGCCAGGTATTCGGCGTAGACGTAGTAACGATGAATTGGCAATATCCTGCCCTCATCGTTATCGATGAACCCCTCCGGTACTGGGTTTTTTGCCAACCACAGACCGGCCGTGTTGACGCCGCCGAAGTCCGCGCCCTGATAGCGCGGCCACTCGGACGGGATAGCGAAGTCGTCCACGATGTGAACGGCGGGATCGAAGCAATCGTAGATCAGCCCGGCCGGGCGTTGGAATCGCCCGAGGTAGAACATCTCGTATTTCCACCGGGGCAGGTCGTGTTCAGCCCGTTCCAGTTCAGCCTGTGGGAAGCGCGGGTTCGCGGTCGATGGGAAGTTGATAACGTCGATGGTCGGGTGATTCTGCTTTGCCGCCACCCACGGATCGTGAAACGCCTGTTTCAGCCAGCCGAGGTCATACGGGGTGGTGGTGATGAGCGCCCGGCCTTCGTTGATGGAGAGGCGACGTTGGATCGCTTCCCACGATGCCCGCTTGAACGACTTCTGGCCGGCCTCATCCAACCACGCCGCTTTCGCCGTCATTGATTCCAACGACTCAGGATCAGCCGCATAGCCGAAGTAGATCGTAGTCGGGTTCGGTTGCGACTCGCCCCAAAGCCTGCGTTCGCCCGCTTCCGACAGGGTGAACTTGCGCACCGGCGACGACTGATAGATGCCGAGATGCAGGTAGGTTTCAAACAAGCGCCGAAACTCCGGTAGCGCCTTGACCTCGAGCAGCGGGAACGTTGGGGTAACGACCAGGTAGTCACCCGGTCCCTTGCGGATCATCTCCTGTAGCAGCCAGTGCGGGCCGTAGGATGTTTTCCCGGATTGTGTGCCCGCCAGCACCACAACGTTGCGCTTCTCGGACGTATGCGCCCGCCACTGGCCTTCGTGGAAGTAGCGATCAAGCCCACCATCGGGGGCGATCACGGCCAATTCAGGCGGGGGTGCAACCACGGCCGCGACCACTAGTCGTCACCTTTGGGTGCATGGTCACGAATCACGGACACCACGAGCGGCCCACCATCGGCGCCCTCGATCTGCTGCACGGTGCGACCGTAGGACGACGGATAGCGGCGTTCCATCTTCCACGCGGCCGCTTGCCACGCGCCGTCATTGGCCGCCTTCTCGATCTTGGTCAACCATCCAACGGCGGCATCACCCTCTGCCTTTTCTATAGCGTCCAAAAACGGCAAATGTTCCTTCTTCGGGATGCCGCCTTCTCCGTTCATCCAGTTCTGGAATGTGCTGTAGTTGATCCCGGCGTACTTGCAGGCAAGATCATAGGTAGCGCCCATGCGGATCGCATCGGTGAGCTTCTTGATCGTCTCCGGCGTGAACTTGGTCGGTCGCGCCATTACAGCCCCGCCTCTTGGAGCGCCGGGGTCAGATTCGCACTGCCCTCTTCCTCGTGGAACGTGGTCGCATCGCTGTCAATGCTTCCGGCGCGTACTGGTTGTCGTTTGGGGTATGGCTTGGCAAGCGGCGCGATCTGTTCGCGCATGGCGTCATCGAGTGGCATCAGATAGCGATACTTGCCCTTCTGGGGAATCTTGGTACAGTCAGCGATCTTGGCAACGTGGCGCAACTCTCCGTATTGGGGCTTCACGCCTGAAACGCTCACCTGTCGCTGGTG